AGTTGTGTCACCCGGTACGTGACCGAGCCGATCCGTTTTTCTTTCGCCTCGATCGCCATTACCGCCCGCCGATGAAGCTCGCGATGGACGCGTCAGCGAGCTGGATTTTCCATTGCAAGGTTTGGATGGTCTTGCCGAGCGTGACGCTCGGGTACGCCATGACCCACGACCGCTCGGCTTGGACGACCATGCGGCCGTTCGTATCGCGCGCCGAAAACATGCCCGCGCCCGCGCCGTTCGGCGTGGACAGGTCAGCCTTCAGCAGCGCGGTCAGGCGGTCGTTTGCCGCCGCCGTGTGCGCGTAAGTCAGCGTGACGGTCGCCAGCCCGTTGTTAGTCGAAGCGCGGCTCACTTCGCCGTCAGCGCCGACGAACGCGGTGAACTGGTCCTCCGCCCACTCGAGCGCCATCACCTCGTCCTCGCCGTAGCCTCCGTCGTCGAGAGGCACCGCGTTGAGCGAGATGTTCAGATCTTTGATGTTCCAAGCGCGCATGCCAGCCATGTCATCACCCTGCGGCTACGAGCACCGCTCCCTTGATCAGCACTTTGTTGATGGCGCCCTGCAGCACGAACTGGAAGTACACGTCGCGCAGGATGCGCTGGATCTTGTCTTGCGGATTCACGTTCGCCACCTTCGGCACGGTCGTGAACCACTCCTGTGCGCCGTCGGCGATCTGCGCGGTGATCGCCTCGAGGATCTGCGCCTCCACCTGCCCGCGCACGAGCTGGATGCCGCTATCGGTGTACGGCACCTTGTCGTTGTTGGCGAGCAGCGAAACGATGCGCTCCTGCACGCGCGCCTCGAACCAGTCGATGCCGTGCGTGATGTCGGCGTACCGACCGCCAGACGCTCGGCCATCGAGCGTGAAGCCGATGCCCTTCACCGGCACGTAGTAGTTGACGTTCTTCGTGCGGAGATTGCCGCGCTCCGAATCGGACAGCGTCGACATGTCCACCAGCGACAAGGACTTGTTCGCCCAGTTGGCGCTGCCCGGCGTCTTGGGGATCATCTTGCCGCACCACGCCGCCGCCGCGTACTGCTCGGCGCCTCGGTGATGCCACAGCGTGATCGTGCGCTGGAGCGTTGCCGCCTTCAGCTGCGACCCGACGTCGGTCGTTCCGGCCCCCAGGCACGCGGCGTCCTGCAGCGTCGGGAAAAACAGCATCACCTGCGCCTCGGCCCAGCTGGCAGCCGAGATGATTTCGTCAGCGCCCAGTGAGTCGATCACGAGCCCGTACCAGTCCGGATCGAAGGCGCGGATCGCATTCAGGTCGTCCTCGATGCCGGGGTCGACCGTGGTGTCTGCGTAGCCGATGTTCGCTGACGACACCGAAAACGTGTGGCGAGCGCCGACTACACCGGACGTCACGGTGACCTCGGTCGCGGTAGCCACGGCTGTCACGCCGAGCGGCGGCGTGTATGCCGTGATCGCCGCAGCGATGGCCGTGCATGCCTGCGCGACCGTGCCGGCGGCAGCGACTGTCGCGGAGAGGGCCTTCCCATCGATCATGAAGGCGTACGAGGCGCCGGCTGCCGGCACTGGAGCGGGCGTCAGCTTGAAGACCTGCGTGGCGATCGTCGTGCGCTTGCCGACCTTGAACTGCGTCGGCGACGGCTTTTGCGCCTTGAACGCGCGCGCCGCCCGATAGATCGGATGCGTCACGGGTACGGCGAGCGGTGGCGTGACGAGTTCGAGGAGCTCCGAGAAGGTCCGCACGGTCTCCGGCCAGAAGTCATGCACCGCAGCTATGAGCGGCGTGCCGAAGCCCGCCTGGGAAACTGCCGCGTCGCGAATCACGATCTCTGTCTCGACTACTTCACTGGTTGTCGTCACGGCTGCCTCCTACGGCGTCGGCGATGGGAGTGGTGGCATCATGGTGGGCGGGATCACGATGTCTTCAGTGACGTTCGTGACCGTGCCGCTGACTTCTGCGTGCTCGATGATCGAGACGGCGTCCGCTACGCCCGCGGGCGCCTGGACGCACAGCACGTAGGCGAGCTGTGTCCGCAGCACCGCCTGGGAGAGGTCGCGGTGCTCGGACGATGGGTTGCCGCTCACGATGACCGGGCCCGTGTCGATGACGCTCATGCCGAACGTCCCGAGCAGCTCGTGCGTGTACGGCGAGTCGAGCAGGAGCGCGAGCTTGTCGAGCACCACGTACGCCTTCGCATTGGCGTGCTGGTCGCGCGTCGTGACGGTGATCGACCAGGTGCACGAGCGCTCGCCGGAGATGATCGGGTGGATCAAGCCGGCGGCGTCCGGGTCCGAGTACGTGACGGTCGAATCGATGCCGTTGCGCCCTCGGTGGTCGAACAGCCGGAGGTCGACCTGCACGTACGTGCGGAAGCCTACCGGCGCCATGTCCCAGGCGACGAGATGCGGCTCGATGCCGGTCATCGCAATGACCCAGTCGCGCAAGCCGTCCTCGACCGCTTGCCAGTTCACTTCGGCACCTCGGCCTTCCAGGTGATGGCGTTGCGGAGCTCGCCCGTGTCGATCAGCGGCTTGGAGGAGCCCTTGCGCGCGATCGTGGACGGTCTGTTCGGCGGCGGGATGCCGTTGGCCATGCGCTGGCGGATGAGCCCCACCACGTACATGCCGAACAGCTCGAGCCCGCCGAGCAGCGTGAACTTCCCAAACAACACGCCCTGCGACAGTAGGACTTCGCGCCGCGCGATCGGCTCCTGGTAGATGTCGACCGTGTCGCGCAGGGACGAGCGCGCGGGTATGACAATCGTACGTGCGCCGCGGGCGTACTCGACCGAGCGTTTCTTCTTTCCCTTGCCGACCGTGCGCTTGACCCTGCGCGCCGGCTGGTGGATGACCGTGCCGAACTCGTGAATCCCGGCGAGCTGCGCCAGCGTGAGCTCAGAGTGCTGGTGGTTCGCGGCAGCCTGCTCGCCTTGCACGCCGACGTTGCAGATGCCGCCGTGGTCGCCGAGCAGCTTGATGTTCTTACGGATGTCCTCCCATCCGTGGTCAATCACTTGCACGTCGATGCTGATTCCGGTTGGCATGGTTTCACGCCACCGTCGGAGTGATGATTGTGCTCCGCAGAATCTGCCGGTAGTGCCGCTCGTACGTGGTGCTCGCCCCGCCCGGCTCTTGCGACTCCACGAGCCGCGCGAACTCGCCGTGCGGCGCGAGCGCAATCAGATGGCACGCCAGATACTTCACCGCGTCGTCGTGCCGCGCTCCCAGTTCGGCACCGCTCACAAGCCGAGTCGCGTCGGCCAGCTTATAGCCGATCACCTCGGAGCTCGTTTGCGCGAACTCCGGGAACTCCTGCTTGATCTGAGCGACGGTGACTGTCACGGCTGTGGTTCATTCCTCGGGCGGCGGAGGCGGCGTCACACCCGTTACGTCGACCAATAGTCCCTGCGCGAACCAGCCCTGGTAGATGGGCTGCACGCGCAGCTGGAACTGATAGCGCCCGAGCTGGTCGGCCGTAGGCGCGAACCGCGTCGCCTCGGCAGCTGAGGCGCTCGGCGGGACGCGCATGTACTCGCCCTGCAGAATCCCGATGTGCAGCGTGCCCGGCGACGTGTTCTGCAGGGCCAGCTCCGTCTCGCCTTCGGCCGGCTGCTCGCCCGGCCCTAATATGCGTACTCGCATTGGTTCTGACTCCGCTGTGTTGGCGTTCGTGGGCGTTATCGGGTCGACTTGCCCGCGCGAATCAGCGCCTCGGGCGGCGGCGGATCGACGACGATCGGCGTCACGATGAGCTCACTGGGGTCGGCGTCGATCCACTGCTTGACCGCGGCCGTCGCGAGCGCCTTGTCGAACCGCGCACGCTCGACGTCGTCGGCGAACGTCACGGTGATGCCGCCGGGTTGCTCGACCGGAGGCACCGTGACGAACTCACCGTTGCCGATGCCAATCAGCTTGATGTGCGCGGTCTTGTTCTCGAGTTTGACCTGACTGGTTGCCATGGCTGTGTCCTCAGATGCCGTTCATGTACACGGCGGCCAACGGGTACTCGAACGCGACGCCGCCGATGCGGCCGACGGAGTTGATTTCGAGCGAGAGGTTCTTCGCCTGGGGCGGGAGCTCTTGCTGCTCCATCGGCAGCTCGAGGTGCACGACGATCGGGTCGCGCTGGTACATGGTCGCGCGCGGCGTGCTGCCGGTGTTCGCTGTGTCAGCGAAGGGCCACCACTCCACGTTCCGCACCGACTGCGACTTGTCCAAGAACACGCTGAGGATCGTGTCGCGCGGGTCCGACGGTGCGGCGGCGTAGATCGACTTCTTCGTGATGTACCGCAGCTTCGCGAGCGGCAGTATGAGCGTGTCCGGCACGCGCGTGCCCTTGGTATTCACGATGATCGCGTCCTCCATGGCCAGGAGGTCGTCGACGATCTCGAGCGGCGTCTTGTCCGGGCCGCCCCACGTGGTGTTCGCGCCCGTTGCGGGCGGCGCCGCGCTGATCTGCGGAACGTTCGCATTGTTCAGCAGCCCGGTCGCGCCGGTCTCGATGATGCCGATGGCGGCGATCACCTCGATGCGCTGCTCGAAGCCGTCGCGCACCGCCTGAGCGAGGCGCGTACGCAACGGCACGCCCGCGCGCGCAGTGCGCTGCAGGTCGAGCCATGACCAGCCGTAGCCGAGCGCCAGGGTCTCGACGGTGTTGACGAACTTTTTCGCGAACGTGGCGACCTTCGGAATGTCGTCAGCGTAGTTGGCCACCACCTTGGCCATCCCGACGCGGTCCCACTGCGCGTAAGACCACGTCTCCGCGCCGGGGTCGACCTCGCTCGTCACCGGGACGAGCAGGCGCGCCTTGAAAGCCGGGCGCTCGATGTCCGCAGTGCGCGCCCGCATGTACTCGAGCTGCTGCGTGAGCACCGTCGTCTCGTTCGCGTCCAGCCGATCTTCGCCGTACACGGTCGCGCGGTGAACGATCAGCGCGGTGTGGATGCGCTCGATCTCGACCGCGTCGAAGCGCTCGGTGGAGAGGCCGGACAGCTGCTGCGCGATGTGGTCTCGCGCGTATGCCGCCATCGGAGGAGGTTGAAATACCAGCATGGTCGTCTTCGTCCTTGGAGATGCGATGGAGGAGGTTTCAGAAGAGTGAGATCTCGACCAGCACCAGTTGCCCGGCGGTCGCGTCGGTCAGAAACAGCGCCCATGGGCACGTCGCTGCGGTAGCGGTGTCAGCGTCCGCTCGGAACGAGCCGAGCTCAGTGCCGCCCGCGCCCGATGCGTAGCGGACGAAGGGAATCGTCCAGCGTGTCACCGCGCTCTCGGCCGTGACCCAGATGCGCCCGCGCCGAAGCACCGGCGTCAGTCGCAACGCAGGCCAGTCACTGCCGCCCTCGCGCGATTGATCCCAAGGCACGATGCCCAGGGCGACCGGCTTCGAGACGTCGGCTGCCGTCGTCGGCAGGCGCGCTGCGTTGCGCGCTTTGCCGACCGTGATGTCAGCCGTGAGCAGCTTGCCGACCTTCACGGCGGTCTGCGGGACGACCGAGTCCACGTAGCGCGTGAAGTCCTCGGTCATCAGACCGAGCAGTCCTTCCGGGGCCAGATTTGAGTAAGTCGTCTGCATTCGAGTTGATCTCCTTGTCGGTTCGAGCGGCGGTGCGTGCGGCGAGCGACCTAGCGGGTCCTCGAGACCGAGAGCGGCCGGCGCCAGGCGGGCACGTACGGCTGAGCGTCGATACGGACGGCAGGCTGCGTCGGCTTGGCTGCCGGGGTCGTCATGCGACGCGCGCGGTCGAGTGCGTCGTTGCGCGTCGAGCCCTTCGCGATGCTCGACATGAGTTGGACGAACCGCGCTGCGACGTACTCGTCGCTCTGGCCGTCCAGTTCGGCCTTGTCGACCTTGAGTGCCGCTTCATGGATCTGCCGGGCGCTGAGCCCGTCGAACTTGTGATCAGCGGGCAGCACGAGCTTCGCTTGGTCCACGAGCGCGGTGCGCGCGTTGACCGCTGCGTCCAGGCGCTTCGGGTCTTCGGCGGCGAGCCGCAGTGCTTTCTCTTTCGCGAGCTCGGCAGCCAGGCCATCGGCCCGACCCTTCTCCGCGTCACGCTCGCCGACCGCTTCCACCAGCGCGTCGTCCCGAGTCGTGATCGCCTTCTCGAAGAGCTGCGCCGTCTGCTTCGGCGCGGGCGAATCGACGCCGTCGATGCGCACGGTTACCATGTCCATGTCCAGGTCTCCTTCCGGCGCCGCGATGGTCGCCACGCTGAGCGCATCGGCTGCGTCCAGTCGAAACACGTCGTCCTCGATGCCGCCGTCAGCGGCGTCTACCCGCAGCGCGACGTCGCGCCCGGCCCTGCCCCAGTTGCGCGGTCCCAGCGCTACGTGGTTGTAGACAATGTCCCGTTGCACCACGTCGTACTGCTGACCCCGGTACGTGCCCGGCGTCTCGTCGATGCGGCACTGATAGCCGCATGACAGCTCACGCCGATCGCCGCGCTCGACTGCTTCGATCGCACCGGCGTCTTGCACCGTGACCGCCGCCGAAACGAGCTCCCCCTCCGGGCGTACGTCGTCGCTCACGTGCCCGATCGACAGCTCGCGCACGTTCGTCGGCGTGATCATCTGCGTCGGGTGCAGATCCGTCACCGGCGCCGCTGACAGTGTGGCCAGCGAGCGCGTCTTGAAGACCTCTTCGGGCAGGCGGCATTCCCGCACCGTGGTGCCGTCAGCGCGCCGGTACTCGAGCACACCGGTGCGCGTTAGGAACGCTGGGATGCGCAGGAATCCCTGCGAGGTCCGCTCTGGTTTACCCAGCCCCGCCACGTCGAATCGACTGACCCGATCAGGTGGCACCGCCGCTGGTATGCGAGGACCTGGGAGGTGTCAACGATGTCAAGAGCTAAGAGGGTCGGCGTGGCTTTCGCTTGCGCTTCTTCGGCGGAGGCGCGGTGCGGCGCTTGGCTGCCTTCCGCTTTGCGGTCGCGGCACGTCGGAAGCCTAGCGCGGCCGAGCGCTCCGCTTGGCGCACGGCGGCCTGCTCGGCGGCGAGTTCGGCTGCCCGCTCGGCCTCGGACGCCGTGAGTTCCGCGCGCAGGGCGGCCTCGGCTGACCCGCGCTGCAGTGCGGCTCGTGTTTCCCGGGCGCTCCCGGCACGGGCCTGCTGAGCGATCCGCATGAGCTCAGCGGCGCGCATCGCAGCGTCGGACGGTTGGTTCGCTGGTGCCTTGAAGCCCGGCGGTCGGACGAGCGGCAGCTCAGGCGGCGGTGCGACCGGCGGCGGGGCAGGTGGTGGCTTCGGCGGCATGGGAGCGGGCGGCGGGCGGACTGGGCGCAGCTCCTGCTGCGGGCCCCACGACGGGTGCGTGAGCTCAACGTCCATCGGGTCCAGCAGCCCAGCGTCGGCGAGCACGTCGTCGATAATCGGGATCGCCGAGCAGCGACACTGAATCGGCTGGCCCGGATGCCCGCGCTCGCCGGTGCGCTCGTTGACCACGGGCGGCGTCGACCAAAGCTGGATCGTGCCGTTGAGCTTCCGGTGGCTGTCCCGTACCCGCTCGTCCTGCGACGACGACCAGCGGTAGCGGCGCACGCCGAGGTTCTGCTGGCGGAGCTGGTTCATCTCGCCGTTGAGCTTGCCCACCTGGTCGCGGGCGATGACCGCCGCCCGGCGCTTCGTCACGCCGAACTGCTGCTCGATCTGCTTCGCGACCTCGGTGTGACGCAACCCCGCTCGAGCGCCGCGCGTCACCACACCCTTTAGGTCCTCGAGCTGCCCGAAGGCCACGGACTTGATGAGCTTCACGTTGTCGGAGACGAACAGCTCGAGGTGCTCGGACAGCCCGGTGGGGCTGTCGTACAGGTTGACCTTCACGACCTTCTGCACCTGCGCGTTCAGCTGGTTCCCGTTCCACTCCGTGACCCGGAGGGCCGTTTGCTGCGCGCCGCGCTGGATCACTGGGTCGGGGATCGCCGCGGCGGCCTCGGCTTCGGCGTCGGCGAACGCCTGGTCGATCGTCTTGCCGGCGGCGTCGGTGCGTGGTTGCGGCAGCGCCGTCGGCATCGGCGCCTGCGCCAGGATGTCGGGCAGCATCGGCACGATGTCGCGCTTCACGATGTGCTGGACGAGCTCGACCCAGTACTTCAGGAGCCGGTAGTAGTGGAGCGCCTCCGCCGTCGGGTAGCGCGGGCGTGGCCAGGGTTGCGGCTTTCGCTGCCGGGCCTGCGCGGCGCCGCGCATCGTGGCCTGTGTGCGCAGCGCGTATGCGAGCGCCTTCACGGGCGCACCGGTCGCACCAGCTCGACGCCCCGGCGCACGAGCTCCACCTCGATGCCGGCGAGCACCGTAGCGCAGCCGCGTCGCATAGCCGCCTGGCCGGACGTCAGCGGTACCCAGGGCTGCTCCAGCACGATGCACTGGTCGACCGGCCGCTCCGTCCCGGCCTGCAGCACCTTCCGCAGCGCACGCACGACCATGACGCCCTCCCAGATGCAAGGGCCGACGGCGAGCGCTATGCGCTCGGCGAGGGCGTCGCTGGCGCTGTTCAAGGCGTCGGAGGCGCTCACCCGGCCGTCGTGCACGATCTGGCCGACGTGGGAACCCACCACCGCCTTGTTCGCCTTCGACCAGTAGGCCTTGAACATGCCGACGTCGAACGCGCCCTGCTTGACCCGGTTGGCGTGGAGCACCCGGGCCGGCGGGGTGCGAAGGCCCTTCACGATGCCCAGCCAGCTGCCGAGCTTCAGCAGGTAGTAGCTGGCGTCGACCTCCCACCAGAAGAAGCCCTGCCGGGCCGATGCCTG